TTCGGGAGTTTCCAGTTCTTCAGCCAAGTCTCCAGTAGCGCGTTCTTCGCCTTCATACTTAGTAGAGTAAAAGCCTTTGAGCTCGTTAATACCAATGCCGTCTGGAAATTCTGCTGAGCGAAAAGCTTCAGCTTTGGCAACCAGCAATTGTGCAAACTCAGGGTCAACAACTTGATACTTGCCGTCTTTGAGCGCAATGCCCATGCGTTGCATCTGTTTGCTGATCGCTTCTACGCCAAGCCCCGTAAACTCGGCAATATCTTCTTTCTTAAATTGCTCATTAAGCGCAAGACGGGCAATCTCCCCACGGGTCGCCGCAGGGATTACGTTGGCACCCCCACGCTTAGGGGTAAGCGCAGCACCAAATAGCTGCTCAATAATCTCTACTCGGCGCTCTGAGGAGATGTGGCTGAGGTCGCTTGCGTAGTACTGGAGTCCGGGGTTGTACTCTTTTGCGCCGATGATTGCGCGGCGCTTGCGTCTTTGTACAACTGGTCTATCCACACCGGGTTGGTTGGTTTGGCTAGATTGACCGGATGCTTGCCCGCCACCCACAGCACCTTGGGTCGTGCCTGTTTCATTTAATGCTCCTGTTGTTTTAGGTTTAGCAACCCGAACAGGGCCACCAATAGAAACGGGCGTGACCAACCCAGTCGTACTAGGTTCGCCCTTAAAGACTTGCTGTAGAAGTTCGTTGGTCTCCGGTGCGCGTGCAGTGAGGTTTACCTGCGGCGTGAGGACATCACTACCATTGTCGGCGGCGACACTGGCGCTAGGCCGTACTCCTTCTCCTGACGGCTGTCCAGCTTGCTGGTTAGGCGTTGTTCCAGCGACACTTCCTGCCCCGAAGGGTTGAACTGCGCCGGGTTGTAGAAGCCCAGTGAGTCCGCCATCGACTTGGCCTGCTCCTCCTTGCTCTGATACTGCTCCCACCCCGGCAGGCACTTGCTCTGACAATTGCTGTTGTTGTCCATTTGATTTTCCTTTCGGTTTTGCTGTTTTTGCGGTTTGCGATGCAATGTAACCGTCCGTATCCTTACCTGTCAAGGCTTGGTGGATGGCGTTGATTTGCTCAAGTTCAGCACCTTTGGCTGATTGAGAAAGCGTATTGAGAATTTGACCAGCTTCAGCAGTTGACCCAACATGCCCAATTTGAAATTTGTTTGCGACAGACAGTACGGCTTCAACACCCTTCTGTACGGACTGCGGTATTTTGTCACCATTGAACTTAAAGTTTACTAACTTGTTGCCAGTGACTTTATCCGCTTCAACAATAGCGTTCATCACCTTAAATTCTTCGTGGTCTAATTTACCAAGAATAGGGCTAAGCGCATCTGCAACTTCATTGATAATCTTAGTGCCAAAAATTGGACGGTTAAAAAACTGACCAACACCTTCTTTCTCACCACGCAAACCAAATAAATCAATAATGTTTTCGCGGTGCGCTTGAATAGATTGCTGCCGTTGCGCATCAAAATCCGCTTGAGTTTGTTGCTGTGAAGCTTGTGCAATGGCAGTAGTCCCGCCAGACACGACTGGAGGCGTGATAGGTGCAGCAGTTTGGTCAGCCGCAGCAGTAGTAGCACCAGCAACTTGACCCGGAGCAAGGGCAGCAGCCCCACCAGCAGGCGCATTGGGCGTTGCAGGGGGTACAACAGTCGTGCCAGCAGGAGGTGCAGGCGGAGTTTGTCCGGTGAGCGGGGTTCCACCCGTTTGAGGTTGCGTAAACGCTTGCTGTACATCATTGGTTATTGATTGCCCAGTCTGTGGGTTAGCAGCAACATTTGCACCTTGCAAAAGACTGTGTGGCTTACGAATTCCTCCAGCAGAACCAAAGACACCTTCAACAAGCGCGCCAACTACACCAGCGTTTAAGAACTGAGATTTAATTTCATCAGTAGATTGAGGGCCGCTAACGGCAGTTTCCAAGCCAGTTTGGGCCAACTCAGATGTTGCGCCAGTTGCCGCAGAAACACCTGCACTCTTAGCTACGCGAGTTAGTAAATTACCTGAAAAAGCACCGTGCCCAATGCGCCCTACCAATGATGCCTCGGGTAGCGTTTCTGCCAACGCATAAGCTGGAGATAGAGCAAGTGCAGTTAGTCCGGGATTTTTGTTTTCTGGGTCAGTCTGTGCTGCTTGGTATAAAGACCCAATAGACTGTGCTTCGTTAAAAGCTAACCCGCCAACAACAGATTTACCAAAAGTTTGACCTGCTTCCAATGCAGCACGTTTTGCCGCAAAAGTGGAAGTACCCTCCGCAGCAGCCGCAGCTACTCTAGCCGCCGCACTACCACCACCTAATGCACTAGGCATTGCCGCAGCGCCACGGCTAAGCCATGCAGGAACTGCTGCTTCGGGAACTATAAGACCTGTACCTATAGCTCCAACAACATTTGGTGTTTGTTTACCAATTTGATACGCAGTAAAAGGAAGAGCAGATGACAAACTTTGGTCTTCTACACGCTCCAATTCAGGTTTTGACTTAACAAAAGAACTGTACTCAGCTTCTTGAGCTTTTTGTTCAAGCCATTTTTGAGCAGTATCTGCACCAACCACATTGGCAAAAGCAGCAAACGAGCTATACCCAAGACTTTTTAAGTCTTCCAATCCAGATGAAATACCTGCCGAAAAATTACCTCGGTTGTCTACAGCTACGTTTTGTCCGTAGCCAGACGCTTTAGAAGGAACAAAATTTTCTAGCAACGGCATGGTCTGCTTTCAGTCTAGTTTGTTAGCTTTTTTGAAAGCTTCGTACTGTTCTTTGGCTGTTTTATATCTTCTTTCAATTGCCCAATTTTTAGGGTCTTTTTCAAGTCGCGTTTGTAGTACATACATGTCGTAATATAAATCGTCTGCTTGCCCTTGAATAGACTTTTTAGCGGGCGCGGTAGGGGCAGCAGGAGCAGCACCCCCTTCTTTAATCAACCCCAACGCTTTTGCTTGACTAAGTTCATCAGTAGATAATCCCTCGCCGCCAGCTATTTTGGCTTCTAGTTTAGCTTTAACTTGTGCTGGGGTTGCGGCAATAGCAGCAGAAGCAGGAGCAGCGGGAGCAGAAGCTTTAGCCGCAGGAAGTGCAGTAGCGGGCGTAGGTGTAGCAGCAGGAGCAGCAGGTGCAGTCCTACCAGTTTTGTACAAGTTACCAATGTAGGTATCAAGTTTGTTTTGCAGTTCTGTTGCTTTGCTTATATTTGCAGCACCGCCTTGTTCCATTAGTTTTTTTATGTTTGCACGCGCATTTTTTATAATAGGGTCATTGTCAATAAGTTTTTGCGTAGCATCATCATATTTAGCATTGGCAAGCGCAGATTGAACATTGGCTGTAGCATCAACAGGTTTTTTAGCTGCATCAATTGCAGCTTGAATTTTTGTGCTTCCAGTAGCTGCGGAAGTTGTATCATCAGTTGGTAATCCGCCTTTAAAACTGCGTACTGCTTCTTGTTCAGTAGAGTACCAACCATCTTTACCTTTATACCCAACAGCGCCTTTAGCATCTACAGCTGCTGTAATACCCATTTTTGCTGCATTTGCAGAAACTTCAGGCATGCCCCTAGTTTTCCACATCTTGGTTTGTGGGTCATAGTCTTGCACTACCCCCTCAGCGTTAGACCTAAAACTACCATCTGCTGACATTTTCCATTCAGGCAAACCTTGAATTTTTTCTTGCCCTAGTATTTGCTTGAGCGCACCGTTAATGTCGCCACTTTTTCTAGCCATAGCAACGGAAGCTTGTGCAAGGATTGCCGCACCTTTTGGCCCAATTTTGTCTGCTTCTGATAAAGCTGCATATTTATCAAGTTCAACATTCATTGCTATACGACCTTCTGCATCCAACTCAGCAGAATGTTTTGCTATGTTAGATAAAGTAGTGTGGTAACTAGCCATAGCTCCCGCACTCGCTGCTTGTTGGCTAAGCAAATTAGCTTGCATTTGCGGTATTTTTGCTGCCAGTTCTGCATCAATCTTGGTTTTGTTAGCCGTAGCAGTGGTTTCAGCAGCTTTAGCGGTAACTCCATGAGCTTCAGCAGTTTTCATTGCTGCGTCAGCAGTCTTCGTTGCTGCTTGTGCCATTACTTGTTGCGTAGCAAGCGTGCCAGTCTTAATAAAATAATCTCGTTCGTTTTTAATAAAGTCAGCCAAGTCAGCCGGTTTTTCAAACAAGCCCTTGGACAAAATACGATTTTGAAAATCTTGGGCGAAATTACTTTCGGCTGCTTGTTTTAGCAAAATACTCGCTTGCCCAACATCTGAAGCAACTACAGTAGTAGTACCATCAGGCAAAGTAGTTACAATTTTTCCATCTTTGACAGAATAAGTTTGTTTTGTTGCGTCTTTAAGCTTTGGCCCAAATTGAGACACAAGGCTATCCAAAGTTGCATTTGGGTCAGACGTTGCTGTATCAATCTGCTTCATCAATTTGAAGTGGTCTTCTTTTGCGGCTGTCATTTCAGTCAGCCAGCTATCTTTGAAATCTTGTTCCGTTTTAGCTTTTTTAATGTTGTACTTATTTAAGTCAATAGTTTGTTCGCCAATAGCAAGCTGTTGTTGAGCAACTTGGCGGTTAAGCATGGTGGCTTCGGCTTCATGCGCAGCTTTGATAGCCAACGGATTACCGGATGCCATAGCCAGTTCTTTATGGCGGGCAACAATTTTTTTCTCATCCATCTCTGGTGGCAAAACAGACCGTTCACCGCTGGCTTCTTGGCGGACAACTGCTGTATTTAGCCCAACAGGAATACCGCTTGCACCACCTGATGCGGCTCTTTGCCTAGCTTCAAGTGCAGCGCCTCCGGGAGTTGATGTATCGCCATACTGGCGCAGCACAAGTGCTTGCTGCTGAGGGGTCAGTCCACCAAATACTTCATTAAACTTTTGGCGATACGCTTGGTCATCCCCTGCGCCTGCTCTAGCGTTAATCTGACCTTGTTGTTCAGGAGTAAAACGCCCAAAAAGTTCGTTGTATAACCCTTGTTTTTCAGGAGGAATATCCGTGGGTGGGGGTGAACCAATAGGCAGCGCAGCAGTTATGTCTTTAAGGGAAGTTCCAGTGCCGGTAGTAGGAATAGCTGCTTGGCGGGCAATGTCTTCAGCTTGGCGTTGCAGTTCAATCTTGCGTTGCTCTTCTTCAAACCGAGTTTTATCGCGTGCCTCAGCAGCGTCTGCTCGTTCTTGTTCTTTAAGAGTCGTGTATGTTTTTAACCCACTGGAAACCAAGCCCCCGGCAAATGCACCTAAATTAAATGCCATGATTCAGCACCTTTCCATAATCGACCATCTTGTACCCATCAGCGCGAACAAATACAGCATCAGGAATAATTTGTTCAATGTCTTGTGCCATGACCCCGATTTGGAATCCATAACCACATTCATCGCGGAATTTAGGTTTGTATTGGAATGCGTACAACGGGAAGCCATTGTTAAGTTGCCCAACTTGCACGATATCTTGTTTAACGCGAATGTCTGACGTTTTGTACAACGCCGCAGCAGAACCAAGGGCACTACCTAACCCGGACGCAAATGCACCTTGGGCTTGTTGCTCTGCCGCATATGCGCCAACATCGGCGTTGTATTTTTGTACGCCCAAAGTGCCAACTTGACCCCAGCCAGACATAGATGTTTGAGCAGCTTGGTTGCTAGCTGTACTCAATCCACCGATGTTGCCTACGATACCTTGACCAGCGGCAGTACCTGCGCCTGTAGCACCTATTGAAAGTGAAGTAGCGGCATTGCCCTGTGCAGGAAGTCCAGAATATGCGTTGTACACGCTAGCTAGCTTTTGTAGGCCAATATCGTGCGCTGCCATGCGTGTTTGATTTTGCGCTTGCGCTTGCGCAGCAGCAGTCATAACTGCATTTGCATTGTCTTGTCCAGCAGCTACACCAGAAGTTGGGTCAATCCCGTACTGTTGCCTATGCATCGCCATCTGCTGGCGCTGGTTTTCAGAAGCGGTGGATACGTCAGCCCCAGCGCGGAGGGCCATTTGTTCTTGGTACGCTGGTTCGTTGTACTGTTCAGCGTCTTTGCGGAGCGCTTCTAGTTGGGGTAAACCCTCAGTTTTGTACAGCCCATATTCTTCTTCGGCTCGTTTAGCCTGTGCTTCAGAAATAGATTTGGTTGACTCATATGCGCCTTGTAACCGGGTTTCTTGTTTATCAGTAGCTGCTTTGAGATCAGGGTAGATTTGCGTCTTAAACGTGTCCCATTGCTGTGTAGCCAAATCAGCTAATTGCTTCTGGGCTATACCAATATTTGGGTCTGCTGCTGGCGCATTGGAACTGCCTTTACTCATAATTTAATCCTCAGAAATCGGCACTCGTCTTTCAGCATGCCGTAAATAACCATGTTGGAACCATCAAGGCAAGCGCCACGCAGTAGCCCTTCTTGCCTAAAACCCAAGTGTTCATCAAACTTCTGGGCAACTAAATTATCTTCACGAACTAGGCCAGTGATGCGGTTGCACTTAAGTTGAACAAACGGATACGCAAATGAACGCCACAGGAATTCCTTGGTCATCCAACGCTTACCCGGTACAGCCGCAACGTGCATGGAAATCGAAGCTCCTGTGTACATATTAAACGCAACACCTGCAATCAGTTCACCGTCTTCTTCTAGCCCTATCCCGATACTGCCCGAGCCAAAGCTGCCTTCGTTTGTTCTGCTTTCTATCCAGCTAAGGACTCGTTCGTTCTGCCCATATACCACGGATTTCATAGGCGCGTATCTTACCCGCTTTGATTGATTCGGGAAAGGATTTGGTTGACTTTGGTGATTACGTCTGCCAGCGTAGCGTCTGAAGGTAAGGAAGCCAAGGAAGCAGACCCCGGGCGGGAACCGGTAATCAACTCCACATTGGCTTTTAAGGGTTCAACAACACGGGCTACCTCCGGGGGTAAGTTAGAGGTCGAGGGTATGGCTGGTTTTTTCATATCTGCCGCAACTCACCAATGCCTGTAGCCATCCTGAACTGTCGAATGGGGGCGTTCCCCGTCAGCTTAATTTCGTACACGTAGTTCTTGTTGGCAGCAGGCAAGCGCACCGGTTCTTGAGATGTAACCCCGTTTCCGTACAGTTGTGCGTCGTCAGCGTTGATGATGACGTTCACGTTCCTAACGTCCGCAGCGTCAGGCAGTGTGGTCAAAATACTTCCGTTGAGCGCCACGCCGTTAACCAACGCTGAGTTCAGCACACCTTGTAACGGTACACCAGAAGCCCAAATAGCTTGGTTAGCGGCAACAATTGCTGCAAGCGCAGCGTTGTAGCTGGCTACGTCGGCAATGTAGTTCCAATCAGCTTGCAACTTGAACGCCGCAAAATTGGTGGGGGCAGGCAGGACAAACTTCTTGGACTTCCACTCAAAGAAAATGTTGTTGACTTGGTCTGCGTCTAGCTGGTAGATTTTGTTGTCTACTGAATTGATGTAGAAGACGTTGGCTGTACTTCGGTCGATGAAGACGCATGTTGCGGCAAGCTGTAGCGTAACCAATGGCGGGTTGTCCCCACGGGTGATTACCAAAGCAGAATTCACGCTGCCACTGCTATAGAACGCCAAGTACATGTTCTGGTAGATAACGCCCACCATAGTCGTTGGCAGATACGTACTCCACTCATCGCGGGTAAACAGCGCTCGGGTAATTACTTCCTGCATGCCCTGACCAATGGACACAATGCCGTTGGGGCTAGCGTATAAAACCCCGTACTGGTCGCTGGCAATTGATTTCTTAGATGAGCAAGGCTCAAACAACGTCAGTTTTTCTTGAGTCATTGACCCGGGAGTTGAGCCGGTAATGACGTATGGCCTGCGGCTGGTACAGACTACCAAGGACTGCCCAAACACACCTAGTCCAACGATAGATGCATCAACAGTTAGTGTGTAAATTGAAGGCCAAGCATGAGGCAGATATGGCTCACAGAACCATACTTGGTTGCCTGTAAACCCCGCCAAGATACCGTTAGGCATTGCCACCAAACCTGTCAAAGTAGAAGGCGGCGGCGTGTAGTACAAAGAGGTAAGGATTACGCCAAGATTGGCAGAAAGCACAGTGTCTGCAAACGTGCCAGTTGCCACGCCTGTAGATGGTGTAACGGTGACCTGCCCAACATAGTAGTAGTTGATCGAAGCTGTTCCTGCTACCGCCCGGTAGATACGTATGGCAGTGATGTTGTACCCAGCAGCCGTGGTGGGCGCAGTGCTGAATGCGCTGACAGTGACTGTAGCGTTAGGTTCTACAGTTGAAATACTAGCCGGTGGGCTGGGAGCAGATTCTTCAAGGACGGAACCAAACGTGCTGACGTATGTGTAAACATACACACGGTCTTCATGTACAGCTCCAGAACCACCAGACTTGACTAGGGTTGGCGCACCAGTAGGCGCAGGCACGCCCATTTGGTAATACGCATCAGGAAACGGCTTGGTTCCAGCACCACTGGTAGTGGCAAGGTTCCAGTTTGTTTTTCTGGGAGTACTGTCGCCTGTGTAGAAAAGACGGAAGTCAGACGTGTCAGCCACCGGGCCGGGCACTACGTTTACGTCACTTGTGAACTCTAGCCAAACGTATGCGCTTGTAGCCGTATTTTCAAACTTGTAGATGGTTTGAACCCCGGAGTTTCCGGGGACGTATTCAACAACTGGCTTGCGCCACGGGCGAATTTCGCCAGACTGAAGTTTTACGTTTGTGGCAGTTTGGGCTTGAGTAGGGCCAAGCTCAGTTGGCCCAACCCGGGGGGCTATCCCTGAAAACTGTTCCAGTGAAATGTGTGCCATATGCCCCCATACCGCATTAAGCGGGTGTCTGCTCCGCAGGTTCTTCAACAGGCTTTTCTGCCTTTGGGCGACCGCGCTTAGGGGCTTCTGCCTTAGCTGCGGCTTCTAGTTGTTCCAGCATTGCTTGACCTGCTTCGTTCAGTTGGAAAACTCCATCGTAGGTTCCAAGGAATTTTCGGTCAGCCATGATGCCATGAATGATGTTTCCCGCCACAAACTCTGCGCCAGATGCTTTCATGAAGTCGTCAAAAGTCATTGCCATACTTAATCTCCGGTTGGTTGAAAGTCTTCATTGTACGCACAATGCTTACGTAATTTTTGCGCCCTGCTGAAGTTGGGCGATGGTCAGACCATTCGTATATTGAAAGTGAGGAGACTCTTTAAATGTCACCCAATCACCAGCCCACTCCAGACCGCAAGACTTGCCTATCTCGCCAACTTTTGTCCACAGCGCTGGGTCATCCCAAATTGCCTTACCGTTCACAAGGGGGACTACATCCAGCGCGCAACGCCAGTTGTGCCACGATTGCCCCGCCTTAGCTTTGGTCACTACATTTCCGGGAGTTGTACGCCCTTGAGCGTAGAGCGCGTTTTGGCTCTCGCTATCGCGGTAAGTAGAGGTCACGAGCAAATCAATGCCCTTGGCTTTGGCAGCTTCCACAAACGCTTGTGCCCGCTGTTTAACGGGTGGGGCTAGGTCATCAAGGCTGCGAGAGTTAATCATATGGTTTCCTTACGCTTGGGTTTAGGCTTGGGTTTAGCATCTTCCTCCATTACTTTGGCAGGAGCATAGATGCAAGTGGTGTCTACAGTTGCTTTGGTATTGGTTAGATACCATTCCTTCTTCTCTGCAACAACCTGCTTGCACTCATCCTCGTCGGCGTACACCGTAATCTGCTGCAAGAAAGCACAGCTTCCATTTACGCAGATGTAGAGGACGGGTATAAAGAGATTCATTTGACTGCATCTGCTTTAGCAAGCAAGTCAGTCTTTTCTTTACTGCCCGCAGACGAACCAAAATAGAAGTTGACCACTTGTTCGGCTTTCGCAGACAGGTAGCCAATCAAAGTGCCAGCCAACACGGAATCAACAACGGCAAACCCGCCCAGCGTTGCTATCACCACGCCAATGAACGCGCTGACAATGAGGATTGCCAACGAGGGCACAAGCATGGATTTGGTTGCAATCTGCATATCACGGGCAGATTTTCTGTCCTCCACAGTAAGTTTGGCAAAGTCCAACCCCATCGACTGCGCTTGCTTCTTTAATTCCAATTCAGCAAGTTGGATGGCTGCTACCTGATCGGCAGTTAGTTTGCCACTACTGATGACATCTTGCACTTCCTCTGGAGCAATATTCAAAGCTTTTGAGACGGCGGTGACAGCCATACCCGCAAGGGGGCCACCAAAGCATGTTGCAATCGTTGGAGCAAGTTGTTTAAGCCATTCCATTAAAAACCCCTATTTGTGATGATATGAAATAACGCGCCAACCAACGGAATGATGATAGCGGAAGCACCAGTCAACCACAAGGTGTTCATGATAATTGCTACCTTCACTTCTTTGTCCTTCTGCTTTCGCTCTGCTTCTTCTCTTTCAAGAACATTTCGTTCCTTAATCATCCGTGTCCGCTCTGCCATCATTTCTTCCCAGACCTGAGCGTTGCCGCTATAGAAGAGTATGTCTTTCAATTCTTTTTCGTGTTCCCGCAACGCTTTTGAAGCCATTGCAATCTGAAGCGCTTGAGAACTAATTTGTGCATCTGACTTCCCAATTGAAGCAATCCGGGCTTTGCTGCTTGCTAAGTGAACCGTGTCTGCCGCTTGATAAAAACTGCTAAATTCTTTGTACAGGCCATGGATATCTTTACCAAGGGCAATGGCTTTTTTATTCCAGCAACAGCACCTTGTGCCATAGCAAATGCGGTGAACGGGTCAATCATTTTTTGTTCACAATTGCCCACCGGCAGATGCGTCCGTCTTTGTCCATAAATTCGTTTGCACCCATTTTTTTGTCCTCTTCTTTCTTAGGAATACGACAAACCAAAACTGTCTTTGTCTCAGTACCGGGCCAAGGATTCTCAGCGGAAACAAGTTGGTCGATCACACTAAGCAGTCCGTTGCCACATGTACACCGTGATGTATGGTTGATAGTTGGCGTTTGTACCGCTTGAACCTGTTGTGCTGTTGGCTACGCTGATACCCGTTGATGCCGCACCGGTTGAGTACGCAGTAGAGCCACCACTTGAGAAAGCGTTATAGCTACCACCACCTTGTGGCGCAGGCCCGGTGGGAGGTTGACCCCAAGTGTGGGTATGCGTTGGGTCTGTTACGGTTGCGGTGTGGGTATGGCTTACGATAATTGCATCCGCAGCACCTCCTGTGTTACCGGCAGTGCTGAACAACGTATTTCCGCTATCAAGACCAACTGGCACACGCCCTGCACCAAACGCAGTCCAAGTACCAAATCCAAATAGCGTAGCGGGATTTGTAGCAACGCTGGCATTTATGTAGACAGAACCCACTGGGTACAGCGCTTGAATTGCTGCGGTAGCAAATGCAGTAGTTGCTAGTTGAGTAGTGTTTGTGCCGTTAGCCGCAGTGGGGGCTATTGGTGTACCGGTTAGCGTTGGGCTTGCAGCTAAGACCATAGCCCCAGTTCCGGTCACCGCATTGGATAGGGTTACCCCGCCATAGGTTATAGCGGCAGCAAATGTATTAGCAGAGTCAAGCTGAGCAAAATTTGCAAGGTCAGCCGCTGTGATACGAAGCTCAAGTTTGTCGCCAGCATTCCACGTTAGCGCGGTAGTTCCTTCTTGCGCCCGGGTAGCTGTCATTGTGTCGCTAGTGCGCGCAGTTACCTTCACAATCTCAATATTGTTGCTTGAGTTGGTAAGGGTGGCGTAAAAATAATCACTACCTCCCAAAGAAGGAAACAACGCCCCTTGCCCGGTGGTCACCGTAATACTGGTTGACGACGTAGAAAGGCTAGCAGCCAATGTGGCTGTTGCATTGTTAGAAAATTTTGCAGACATAGCGGCCTCTTTACGACAAATTGCGCAGCTTGTAGAGCGTGCTCAAAAACAAGGCAACTGCCTCATCAATTAGGTTTTGGATAGATGTTTCAGTCTTATCCACGGCACTGTACCGCAGTTTTTCTACAAGGGCAAGTTGGTCTTCCAACACTTTGTCAATCGGTGCTTTTGGCGGTGCATCAAGCATGGGAATGTCGTCAATGATTCCATATCGCCCTTGGTACGCTTCAGTGATGCTGTCAGCAATTTCAATGATTTCATCGTAGAACGTATTGAGCGCCACATGCTGTGAGTAGCTTTTTGTCCGCAGGTGTTCCCGATGAGCAATCTCTCGACTCAAGAACAGCACGGCGATTAGCCGCCCCATCATCTTAGTGTTTGCGGTCATACGGGCTTCCAAGATAGGGTGGCTTCATCCCAATTGTACAAACCAAAACCATCAACAGGCATTGGTGTTGGTGCTTCCCACAGACAGGTGTCTTCATTCAGCGTCCAACTTGCATACGGCTTAGGAGGGATGAAAGCGTCACGGGTACGGTCATAGGTATAACCAATACCTGCATAATTTTTACGTAATGGACGACCTTCGGGGTGTTGCCCACCGTGGGTGTTGTAGCTTGTCTGAATCCATTCGCCGGGGCTTGTGTCCACAAACGTCTGGAAGAACTCGGGTTCAGCCACGATGACCTGAACCACTACGCCGTTTGATACTTTTGCAAAATGTGCCATATTGATAACTCCTTACGCTGTAAATGTGCCAGATGACGTGAAGGTGTGGATTGTGTTTCCACCAGAGGATGTCACTGTACCGCCCGTGCCTTTTTGAGAGCCCGCATAGCTGATGATGACAACACCGGAGCCGCCATCACCTCCTAAAAGGGTAGCAGTTTTACCGCCGCCACCGCCGCCACCTTTGTTTACGGTTCCATCTGAACCGCCGCTAACATAACTACCTCCGCAGTTATAAAGCGCACCATTACCGCCGCCGCCATTGCCTCCTGCCCCGCCCGCTGTACCTCCAGCGCAACTAGATACGCAACCTCCGCCGCCGCCAGCGTAATACACAGATGAGCCAGAAATAGAAGACGCAACTCCTACACCACCCGCACCGCCAATCGTATTTGAGGGACTTGACGGCGATTCACCAACAGCACCAGCGCCCCCACCACCAGCAGCAGGGTAATTTCCAGAAACGCTAGTAATACTGCCGCCAGCAAAACCTTGACCAGATGTGCCTGCCCCGCCTGTATACGCGCTAGAGTTATTTCCAGTAGCTCCGCCGCCGCCTGAACCACCTGCTCCGGGGACGTATGCAGCCCCACCGCCGCCTTGAACGCCTCTACCGCCGCCTATGGCAACAGCCACTGCGGCAAGGGATGAATTGTTTCCGTTTACACCATACCCGCTTGCGCCAGTTGTAGAACCAGCACCACCTGCGCCAACAGTAATCGTATACGCCGTTCCAGTATTTACTGATGTAGTGCTTGTCAATAACCCCCCAGCGCCCCCACCTCCACCTACATACCCTCCACCACCACCGCCTCCAGCTACCACCAAATAGCTGATAGTGTAATAAAGCACGTTGTTAATCATCGACGCTGAAAGCGCCGAGTTATATGCAAACCATGTAGTAGACGTAGCCCGGTACACATAGGACATTGACTGCCCTATGCCTAGAGTTGTGATTGCGTTAGTGAGCGTCTGACCCGTGTTAGCAGCTACTGTCAACGAAGAAATTTGCTGGCTACTGCTGAACGTAACCACCATTCCATCGCTTGGGCTTGCGGGCATCGTAATGGTTCCGGTAGCCAATGTACCGGCAGGGTTCATTATCAATACGTTGTACGTACTAAATGTGTATGAGAACCCCGTAGTCGGGACTAGGTAGTCGTAGTTCTGGAGCGTACCAGTCGTGCCGTTGATGATGACTGTCATGGTGTTCCTTACGCCGTGTATGTACCGCTGGAGGTGAACGTATGGATTGTGTTTCCACCGGAAGATGTCACTGTACCGCCAGAACCGCGTTGGCTACCTGAGTAACTGATGATGACAATACCGGAGCCGCCATTACCACCATCACCGCCGCCTCCAAGTCCTCTATTAGCTGCGGCGTTTGCGCCTGTTGCCACTTGACCGGCGGGGCTAGAGTTATTTGCACCGCCATTACCAGACCCGTTACCTCCAGCAGAATAATAAACAGAGGAGCCAGAGATGGACGATGCTGTTCCGTTTCCGCCAGTGCCGCCAACCCAAGTACTAGTATTTCCATCACTGCCTACACTGGCAGCGCCACCCCCGCCAGCAGCAGCGCCATTTGAACCGCCGCCACGAAAGCCGGTTCCTCCAGTATTTCCTTGCCCAGATGTGCCAGCGCCCCCTCCGTGAGTACCGCTGCCGCCGCCACCCCCGCCTCCAGAACCCCCAGCAACTCCGTCGCCACTACCACCGCCACCGCCACCGCCGCCTGTTGCAGTAAAGGAGCTAAAAACTGAGTTGCTGCCGTTTGAACCTGTGTTACCACCGCCGTTATTTGCTCCCCCAGCACCAACAGTGACTGTATAAGCAGTGTTGATAGCAAGACTCACAGTACTAGTCAACAACCCCCCACCACCTCCACCAGCGCCATAAGATTGACCGCTTCCGCCACCACCCGCCGCAACAAGATAGCTTACTGTGTAGTAAAGCGCGGCGTTAATCGCTGTTGCCGAAAGAACCATACTGGATGGGAACCATGCGGTAGATGCGGAACGGTATACATAAGACTGTGATTGTCCCGCTCCAAAAGTTGTAACTGCATTGTTTATCGTCTGGCCTGTGTTGGCGGCAACTGTCAGCGCGGTTATTTGCTGTGTACTGCTGAATGTGACTACCATCCCGTCGCTAGGCGAAGCGGGCATTGTGATTGTGCCGGTAGCCAATGTACCCGCTGGGTTCATTATCAGCGTGTTATACGTACTGAACGTGTAGCTAAATCCTGTAGTTGGAACTAGGTAGTCGTAGTTCTGCACCACCCCCTTGCCAGTAGATTTAATCGTGCCTGCAAAGGTAGCGTTCTGACTTGCATCAAACGTGACCGCAGTCGTTCCTGCTGTTTGCAGGGCAAGGACTCCCGAGGCATCTGCGGTTTGGACTAAGCCGCCTGACCCCGAATTGCTGGCGTTGATTGTTG